TCTTCCGATCTGAGAAATACACAAGGAACAGCTAGTTAGACACGCTGACTAACTAACTTTGTGATCGAATCATGGGGCGTGAGCGGATCAAAAAGGAAGCCTTTGTTCGCAATGCGAAGGAGGGCGCACGTCGTCAGCGCGAGTGGGCGGAAGAGCTTCGGGAAATTGGCCCATTGCCGAAGGGGTTACACAAGAAGAAGCGGAACGCATGTCGTCTCAACTTTCGGCTTTTTTGCGAGACATTTCTAGCGAATCGCTTCCCACTCAAGTGGGGAACGCTTCATCTCGACTTGATCGCGGAGTTGCAAGAGAAAATTCTAAACGGCGGTAAGAAGGTGTTTGCGTTTCCGCGTGGATCAGGGAAGACGTCGATTGTTGTAGCCGCGGCAATATGGGCGGCGGTGTACGGACACCGCAAGTACCTGGTCCTGATTGGAGCCACGGCGGAACTGGCAAAGGGTTTGGTAAAGGACTTTCGGTCGGAAGTTGAGTCGAACGACCTGCTCGGCGAGGCGTTCCCGGATGTTTGCTACCCGATCGCGCAACTGGAAGGGTTGATGACTCGTGCCGCCGGGCAGACGTTGGGGGGCGACAGGACCCGCATCGGCTGGAACGACCGCAAGGTCGTATTGCCGACGGTAAAGGGCGCGGTGGCGTCGGGTGTTATCGTTCAGTCGTTCGGGTTGACGGGCAGTATCCGCGGGCTCAATCACACGGTCGACGGCAAGAAGTTGCGTCCGGATATGCTGATCGTCGACGACTTCCAAACCCGGACCAGTGCCCAGACGGTAAAGCAAGTCGAGAAGCGGTTGACGATGCTGACCGGCGACTTGCTTGGCCTGTCCGGTCCGGGCGTGCCGCTCGCGGCGTTCTGCGCCGGGACGGTGATTGCCAAGGCCGACGGGATGGATCAACTACTCGACCGCCAGAAAAACCCCGGCTGGCACGGCGTTCGGATTAAATTGCTGGTCACGGAACCCACGGACAAGGAGGGATGGGCGGAGTATGCTCGAATCCGTGGCGAGGACTTGGCCGGCGGCGGCACGGGCAAGATGGCAACGGAGTATTACCGGACCAATCGGAAGGCGATGGACGTCGGCGGCTCGGTGAGTTGGGAGGAGCGAAAACTGCCGACCGAACTTTCGGCACTCCAGCACGCGATGAATCTGCGGTTCGACCTCGGCCAGGATGCGTTTGCGTCGGAATATCAGAACGAGCCACTGGCTTTGGCCTCGGCCCTGAGCGCGACGGCGCTGACGCTCAACACGTTGCAATCAAAGGTCACGGGCATCCCCCGTGGCATCGTTCCCCGCGAGGCGGTAAAGCTGACGGCCGGCGTGGACTTGCAGGACGAAGTTCTTGTCTGGCTGGTCTGTGCGTGGTCGACGGACGGTTCGGGTCATGTCGTTGACTTTGGAGCGTGGCCGGAGCAACCAGTTGAAATGTGGTCGACCGCGAATGTGCCGAACCCGCTGTCGTCGCTGTACCCCGGCAAGGGCAGGGCCGGCCGATGGTTTACCGGATTGACCGACCTGACGAACGCCCTGATAGCGAAGGACTGGCCGCGTCAGGAAACAAGCGAGCCGGGACGGGTTGAACGTATCGCTATCGACTCCGGATGGGGCAAGTCGATCGATACGGTGTATCAGGCATGTCGACGGTCTCCACACGCGGCAATCCTGATCCCTTCGCAGGGCCGCGGCATCGGGCCGGCCCGGCAGCCGATGGCACTGTGGGCAAAGAAGCCGGGCGACCAAACGGGGCCCGGGTTCCGGATCCAGACCGCGACGGGCAGTGTTCGTGGACGTCACCTGACGATTGATACGAATCAGTGGAAGAGTCGGGTGGCCGATATGCTCCGCCAGCCGCAAGGCCAACCCGGCAACCTGACACTGCCGGCCGGGAGTCACCCGCTTCTGTTTGCCCACCTGACGGCGGAGTTCCCGACGCTGACCGGTGGCCCGTATGGGTCCGTGGACGTGTGGGCGATGAACCCCACCGCGGCCGGTCAAAACCACTGGTGGGACTGTTTAGTCATCGCGTCTACGCTTGCGGCGACGATGGGCGTCAGTGTTTCGAGTTTGATGGTACCGGCGCCGCCGCGGCCGTCGGAGACGGTCTCCTTCGCCGCCCTAGCCAAGCAGGCGAACAATCCCGCCCCCCTGCCGTCGAATCCGTCGGGTCAGGTTTCCTTCCGCGAAATGGCATTGAAACAGGCAAACGCCTAAAGGAGTCGGACATGCTGGAACATCCAACAAGGTTTACCTTCGGGATCAGCGAACATCAGGGCGGCATTCGCCTCGCGGTGACGAAGGACGGGTCGACCGAGGCGGGTGAACTGATCTGCTGGCGGTTGACCGTCGGCCAGGCCATCGCGTTTGCCGATGCGTTGCTCGAGCAGATCGACAAGGCTTCCCCGAAGCCGAAGCTGGAGGAGAAGCCAGAAGAGAAGAAGCCGAAGAAGCCGCCCAAGCAGGCGACGGTCTAGTCTCCCCCTTTCTGACAGGCAATTCCACTCCGCCTAATAACAGCACGCAACCACTCCGCTGCGGAGCGTGTCCGTGCCTGATTTAACCGAAGTGATTCAAGCCACTGCCGAGCGGGGCGTTTCGTCCCACACGGCGGACGGCGAGACCACGACGGCGATCAGTCTCAAGGACCTGATCGCGGCGAACGACTACCTCAACGCCCCGACGGCGACTCCCCGGAACGCGCTGAGTATTGCGAAGTTCTGTCCCGGGAGCCCCGTGGATTGATGCCGAATTTCCCTCAGCATCGAAAGGCACAGCCGGCCGCCGAGAAAGCGAGCGGGCTGGTCGCGCGCTGGGAGGCGGCGACGGGTTCGCGTCAGACGCAGAACCATTTCGGGCTGTCGGACACGCTCGGGCCGAACTCCGCGATGGACCCCGCTACGACGGGGATGGTCCGACGCAAGGCGCGGTATGAGCGGCAGAATTCACCAGTGCTGAGTGGGCTGGTTCGAACGCTGTCCACTTCGCTGATCGGCACTGGCCCGCGGGCCCGGGTGGGCGGAATCCCCGGCGACCGGGCCCGGAAACTGGAAAACGCTTGGAAGAAGTGGTGCAAGTGGGTCGGGCTGACCGAGAAGAGCCGCCTGGCCGTTGAGTCGAAGTATGTGGACGGCGAGGGGTTCATCGTCGCGGTTCGCGACCCGTCCGTGCCGGGCCCGGTGAAGTTGAATCTGGTCGGCTACGAGGCGGAGCAGATTGGCCCGCCCGGCCTGGTCAAGGAAAACGAAAACGAGTTTAACGGCGTTCGGGTCGATTCCTTCGGTCGCCCGACCGCTTACTACGTTTACGACCAGCATCCGGGCGAAACGATCTTCGGCGGGTTCGGTTCGATGCCGATGTCCGGCCAGTGGGTGCCGGCTTCGAATGTCCTGCACTTCTTCCGCCCCGACCGAATCGGCCAGCTTCGCGGAATCAGCGAGTTCGCCCCGTCCCTGAACTGTGGGTCACAGACTCGACGCTTTCAACAGGCGGCACTTTCGGCGGCCGAACGTGGCGCTAAAATCTCGATGGTTATCGAAACGGAGCTGGCGCCGGACGGAGTGGCGACGCCTCCGATCCCGTTTGAAGACATCCCGATGTCGACGGACTCGGTCGTCGCGTTGCCGGCGGGGTCGAAGGCTCACGGGTATGACGCGGTTCAACCGCAGGCACAATACGCGGAGTTCAGCGCATCGAACAACGCTCAGTGGGGGCTTCCGGTTCAGGCCCCGCGTGGCGTCGTTTCACAAGACTCCTCGACCTACAACTTCTCGTCGATTCGAAGCGATCACCTCGGCTTCCGTGACGGCATGTGGGTGGAGCGGGGTCGCGTCGATTGCAACCTCGACAAGTTGTGGGAACTTTGGCTTCGGCTTCTCGTCACCAGTTCCGAGCCGGAAGCCGCCCAATACCGGGCATATGCCCTTGATGCCGAACTCACGGTCGAATGGCACTGGCCCGGGTTCTCGGCCATCGACCCGGTGAAGGAAGCGTCGGCCGTCGTGGCCCGGTTGGACCGCGGCCTGACGACGTTGGCCGAAGAGAACGCAGCCGAGGGCAAGGACTGGGAACAGACCCTCGACCAGCGCGGCCGGGAGATTGAACGGGAAAAAGAGATTGGAATGCAGTACGCGGTCAAAGGGCAGCAGCCGGGGCGACCGGCCAAGGCCGACGACGACGAGACGGACGACGAAACGCCGCTCGACCCACGCCCGGCCCGCGGGACCAAGCAGACTGGCCGATATGCGGCCTCGCTCGTGGCCAACGTCGTCGACGAGAACTCGCTCCGGTGTACGGCCGGCGGCACGGCGACGATCGAAGCGGCTGCCGGCGGGCAGACTGGCCCGAACGTTCGGTCGATCTCCGGCGTGGCATACAGCGGCGGGCCGATGCTTTTGGAAGCACTCGGCAACGTTCCGGCCGTCGTCGACCTGAACGGACTCGAAATTCCGTCCGGTAACACCCCGCTCCTTCGGGATCACGACCGCGGTCGTCCTGTCGGGCACGCGAAGGCGATGGCCCAGGGTGGCGGGATTTACGTCGACGGCAAACTCTCCGGCGTCGGGTTCGACGCCGACAAGATCTCGGCAATGGCCGATCGCGGCTACCCGTGGCAGTTGTCGATCTCCGGCCCGTTTGCCGGGGTCGATTACTACGAGGCCGGCCGTCAGGTCAACGTAAACGGGCGGCTCTTTGCCGGCCCGGTGCAAGTCGTTCGAAAGTTCACCTTACGCGAAGTGTCCCTTGTTTCCGTCGGTGCCGACCCGGCTACGTCCGCGGTTATCGCCGCCGCCTTTGGAGGTTTTGATATGACGTTTGAAGCATGGCTTCAGGCGCAGGGCGTCGACGCTAACAAGCTGACCGACGTCGGCCGCGCCAATCTCCAGGCCGCGTACAACGCGACCAGGACCCCGGTACCCCAGCCGGCCCCGCAACCGGCACCCGCTCCGGCGGTGACGATCGCGGCGGGTGCTCCGGCCCCGCAGCCGGCCCCGGTATTCACCCCGGTTCCGCCCCAACAGCCGGCTCCGGCCTCGGCCGTGGGCACGCTCGACGCCACCATGGCCCGGCACCGCGAAGAGTTGGCGACGGTGGCCCGGATCGAAGGGATCATCGCCGCGGCCCTCGAATCCGACCGGCGGAACATCGACTTGTACGAACACATTGCCAAGACGGCGATCGTCGAAGGCAAGCCGGCCATGACGGTCGACCAGGTGCAGAACGCGGTCCTTCAGGCCAAGTTGTCCGGCCCCGTGCCGAACCCGGTGAACCGGTCGACGAACGGTAGCGGTCAGGCGAACGGCGATGTTATCGAGGCCGCCATCTGGATTCAGGAGCGGCTGCCGAACCCCGACAAGCGGTTCAACGCTCAGACCTTGGACGCGGCCCACAAGCACTACCCCCGCGGGCTTGGCCTGTCGGAGGTTTACAACCTTCAGGCCCGGCAGAACGGCTACCACGGTTCACCGCGTGACATCAAGGCGATGATGGAGGCCGCGTTCACCCGCGACCTGTCCAGCCGTGTGCGGGGCGGGTGGTTCGAGGCGTCGGGTTCGTCCGGCATCGACACGCCGAACATCCTGTCGAACGTCGCCAACAAGGTCCTTGAGACGCGGTTCCTGGGCGGCGAGATGGCCTATGCCCAGACCGCCCGCATTTCCAGCGCGAAGGACTTTAAGCAGCAGACCTTCCTGCGGCTGACGGGCGTCGGGACGTTCGAACGGATCGCCCCGGACGGCCAGATCAAGCACGGAACGCTGGGCGAACGGTCCTACACCGTGACCCCGCTGAACTACGGCAAGATGCTGGGCATCGGTTACGAGATGCTCCGGAACGACGACCTCGGCGCGTTTACCGACGTGGCCGCGGAACTCGGGTCCGGTGCGAATGAAATCGTCAACAACGTATACTGGGACGCCTTCGCCGCGGCGAATACCACCCTGTTCCCGACGGACGATTCGAACCGGAACTATCTGAACTCCAGTTCGATCTTCAACCTCACCGCGTTGGATGCGGCCGAGTCGAAGTTCCGGTTGCAGACGAAGCCTGGTGCCGGGCCGAACGGCGAAACCCGGCTGCTCGGGATTATGCCGTCCATCATCCTCGTTCCGGCTGCCATCGGCAATCGGGCCGCGGCCGCGATGGGTACGCCGACCGTCGTGTACGGCGGATCGACGATCGCCCCCGACGTCAACGTCATGGCCGGCCGCTACCAGGTGGTCAGCTCGGCATACATGCAGGACTCGATGAACTCGGCGGTCAAGTGGTTCCTGATCGCCAACCCGCAGACCTTGGCCCTCATGTACCTCTCCTTCCTTGACGGGATTCAGATCCCGGTCGTGGAGGCCAACCCGTTCGACTTCAACACGCTCGGCCAGCAGTGGCGGTCTCACTTTGCCTTCGGGGTGGGAACCGGGGAATACCGGGCCGGCGTTTACAACACTGGCGCTAGCTGATCAACAGAACTCAACGCGGGGGCCGGCGTTCGGCCCCCGTTGTCTGACCCAATCGGAGGAAGACGATCATGGCCCTCGAAGCGTGGTTGCGGTCCGGAGAACCGGACTCCATCGACTACACCCGGCCGGAAGTCACGGTCGCCCCGGGCGACGTACAGGTTTCCGGAACCATCGTCGGTATCGACGTCAGCGGCGGTGCGGCGGACACGCCCGGCACGCTGCAAATCTCCGGCGAGTGGTGGGTTCCGAAGATCACCGAAGTCGCATTTGCTGTCGGCGCCTCGGTTTATTGGAACACGACAGCCGACCCACAAGGGAGCGTGGCCGAGACTGGTGCGGCCACGGCGACGGTCGAAGACTTGGTCATGGGCGTTTGCTCCGTGGCCGCGACCGAAGATGCCACCCACGTATGCGTCCGCCTTCAGCAGTACATGATTCCGACCTCTTAGGGTTGAATCGTGACGCTGGCGGAGAAGATCCTGACGGCTCCGGAATTGGTCGACCCCTGGCCGCACGGGATCATCGACCAGTTCCTTCCGTTGGAACCGTTCGCTGAATTGGTGGGCAGCCTGCCGAGTTGGACGACGGGGCAGAAGACGAAGAACTTGCCGACGTCGGTTTTGGAGCTTTTGAACGATTCGGCGGTGAATGACGCGATCCGGCAGCGGTTCGGGTTCACGGGCGGGAAGCCGGTCATCGAGTTGACGTATCGGACGCTGGGCGTCGGCGGGCACTCAGACCGGGTCGACAAGTTGTGGTCGGGGATCATCTACGTCGCAGGCGATCCGGTCGGGACGGAGTTGTACGGCAAGGACTACAGATTGGCGAAGACGGTCGAGTTCAAGCCGAACCGGATGCTGTGTTGGGGTCGGCGGGGCGAACAGCACGCGGTGCCGAAGAGTAACGGCCGATTTGCGATTCAATGGTGGATTCTTAAATAGGGGCTCGTCATGCAGGCTGAACTGGTCGTACCCGAATCCGGCGTAACGACGCCCTTCACCCCCGTGGCCGATTGCACGGCCGGCGACGTGGTGCAGATCCCCGGCGGTCTCGCGGGCGTGTGTACCGCGGCCATCGCGGCGGGCGAGCTCGGTTCGGTCTGGATCAGTGGGATCTTCCGCCTAACGAAGACCGCGAGCATCGCACTGCTAACCGGTGGCGACCTCCACTTCGACGTGTCGACCGGCAAGGGCAATTACACATCCGACGCGGGAACTGCCGACTTCCAGTTCGGCACCGTCTATGCCGACGCAGTCGGGGCGGACACCTATTGCTATGGCCGGCTGAATGACCGGTCGAATTACAAGATCGACCTGGAGGAAGGCGGCGAGTGGACGGTCGGTTCCGTGGCCGGCACCACCGCGACCGCCCCGCTCATCACCGGGAATATGATCCGGGAAGTCATTGCGGCCACAAACGAGGCCCAGGGCGCCGCGATCGTCTCGAATCAATCGGTCTTGATTTCCTCGAAGCCGATTTGCGAAATCCGGCTGACGCAAATTTCCGCCTCGGACAACACCATCGATATGGACTGGGGCCTTGCAGAAGGTTCTCACGCTACCGACTTCGATGCCCTCGGCGTCTTCGCCGCGTTCCACACGGACGGCGGAGACGCGAATATCGACACGCACTCCGACGACGGCGGCACCGACCGGGCACTGGCCGACTCGACCATCGACCTCGCGCAGGGCACTTACGCGGAATACTGGATCGACGCCCGGGATGACACGGACGTCAAGTTCTATGTGAACGCGATCCTCGTCGATACGGCATCGACAAAGCGAATCCTGACGACAGCCCTGGCGACGCCGGCCATGAAGATCGTCATCGAAACGGAAAAGACGTCCGGCACCGCGACGGCGGAACTTCGGGTGAGCCGGGCCCGTGTGCGAACGCAGGTGGAGTAGTTGGTGGTCGGTGCGGGTGGAATCGCTGACAGTCCGAACGGGGGAACGGTAACGTGCCGGAAACATTCAGGACATCCGTCATTACCGTGGTCGACAACCAGTCGTACCGGGAAGACCTTACCTCGACTGGTACGGTCCTGGTGCAGGTGAGTCCATCGATACCGGCGGCGAAGCCGGGGCAGTTGACGACTCGCACGGACGCCAACACCGGCACACTGACGATGGAGTCCGGGCATGGCATCTCGACCGGCCAGACGATCATTATCTTTTGGTCGGGCGGGGGCCGGCGATCCATCGTCGGCACCGTGTCGGGCGACAGCGTTCCATTCGACAACGGCTCGGGCGACGACCTGCCGGCGAATCTGACTGAGATTACGGCCTCGATTACGACCACGGTTCTTGGCCTGGGCGGTAGTCTCTTCGCCGCCGAATCACCCGAACTCATGGGGGTGGCCGTCAAGTGCTTGGTCGGCGCGTATGCCGGTTTCTACGACACTACCACCGCGTTGATTCACGAGGCGTTTGTGGATGCCGGCGTCGGCTGGTCGTGGAACGCCGCGTCCGGTGAAGCCAACCCCCTGAACGCCGCGGCCGGCGGCGCGATTGAAGAGATCCGGTTCGCCCAGGCCGACGATACCGCGGCCCGAACGATCACGGTCGGGACTGTCGCCGACCTCTAGCCAAAGGGTGTGGGATGCCGGAAGCCTTCACGACAACCGAAACGGCCCTGGTCAACGGCGTGTCTTACCCGGAGACGTTCGCCGCCAGCGGTACGAACATTGAGCGGCTGAGCCCGTCGGTGGCGGCAGCCAAGACGGGACAACTGACGACCCGGACGAGCGACACGGTCGGCACCCTGACCATGCAGTCCAGCCACGGAATCACGACCGGCGCCCGGCTCGTCGTGTTCTGGTCGGGCGGCTCGCGGCGTGTTGTGGTGGGTACCGTGTCGGTCAATAGCGTGCCGTTCACGGGGGGCGCGGGCGACAACCTGCCGGACAACCTGACGAGCATTACGGCGATGGTCGCGGTCGTGGGCGGAACGTCCTTCCCGTCGGCGGACATGGTCGGGCTGGCGGTCAAGGGGCCGGTCGCCTGTTGGTTCGGGTTCGTGGATTCAGCCGCCTCGCTGATCGAAGAATACTTCGTGGATGCCGGCAAAGGCTCGTCATGGAACGATGAGTCGGGCGCGACCAATCCGTTGACCACCGCGGTGGACCCCATTGAAGAGGTCCAGTTCGCTCACGGTGATTCAACCGGCGCCAAGACCCTGTACGCAACGACCGTCTTCACCCCGTAGGAGTGCGATGCCGACTCTCGTCGAACTCGGTCGGGCGTTCCGGAACACGATGGCCCCCGTGGCCGCCGGCGTGACGGTGACGCTGCGTCGCGAGACCGGGTCGGGTGCGCGGGCGACGGTGTTGGAAGACGTCGTCGTCGGCTTCACCGACTTCCGGCAGGAAGTGCAAGGCCAGGTAAAGGTCCACTTCCATCAACGGGATTATTTCATCCCGGCCGCGTCGTATGCGTTCGACGGCCTTGGGGCCGTGAAGCCGCGGCAGGGCGACCGGATCACCGAAGTGATTGGCGGGGTGACCAAGTATTTCGAGGTGAACACGCCGACGGGCGAGACACCCTGGAAGTTCCATGACTCGGGCGAAACGACCTACCGGGTGCACACGCAGCCGATCACGAAGGACTTCGGGTCATGACGGCCGCACGGCACCGGGAGATCGCCGCCAGGGCGACGAGGATCCTACAGGCGGCACACCCGGAGCCGTCCGGCATCTTCTGCCGGATGCGGCAGATTGAGCCGGTGGCACTGGAGTCTCGGAAGGGCCGGTGGGTGTTTGTGTCGCCCACGCGATACGCCCAGGCCGCGGAGATGGGGACACGGGGCCGCGACGCTTACGACTATACGGTTTTGTTTACCGTGACCGAGGCGTTGCCCTACGAATTGCCGGTCGTTCACGACGACGAATCGCTGGAAGAGGTACTGGAGGCGTGGGTGAACGAACGGGTGGACTGGGTCGAGTCCGAAATCAGCCAGCGATTTCGGAACGTCCGAACGGCCAAGGAATTGTGGGGGACGGGATACGAAACGGTTTTCCCCCAGTTCGGACCGGAGATGGTGGAGTTTGTCGTCTCCGAGTTTATCGATCAAAAGCGGATGTTCCGCAGTGAACTTGAATTCGTCTTTCGGGAGATCTAGACCATGAAACTCGGCATCCGCGCAAAACTGTGCATCAACGATGGGACGTACCTGTCCCCCGACTGGGTCGTCGTCGACGACGTGTCTGACCTCAACGTGGAGCAGGGCGAGAACGTCGCCGACTCTTCCACGCGAGGTACCCGGGTCGACACCGAAGAGGTGACGAGCATTACCTGGTCGGTCACTGGCACCATCCGCAACGACGCGGACGGCGTGGGGGCCAACGCCTTCCACGATGCCCGGATCGCCGGTACGCCGATCGACATCCTGGTGCTGGACGCCCCACTGGACGAGGAAGGGGCCCGCGGCCAGCGAGCCGACTGGAATATCAAGGGCATGAGTACGGACCAGGGCCGCGGGACGGTCCAGTTCTTCAACTTCACCCTGACCCCCTCGGCGGCGAACGCGAATATCCCGCAGGAGGTCGTAGTGGAGAGCGGCATCCTGGTCTATACGGACATGACCAACGACTGATATGGCGGACATCGGCTACAGCTTCGAGGAGTTCAAGAAACTTTTCTTCGACCGCGACAAGGTTCTGCGAGGGGTCGAAAAGAAGCAGGCCGCCGTACAGTCCAAGTTTGGTGCATTCGTTCAGCGGCGATCCCGCACGTCCATCCGCAAGCGAGCCAATCCGCTCCAGGCATCACCGGCCGGCACTCCCCCTTTCAGCCACGGTCAACACCGGCTCCGCGGCGGCATCCTGTTCGGCCGCGAGCCGGGGACCGGGCGGACTCTCGTCGGGCCGGTGCGAATCTGGCGGGACCGGGCGCCGGCTTTGATTTTGTCGGAGTTCGGTGGCGACAAGTTCACGGCCGGCAAAGTAATCGAAACCAAGAACAAGCCCGGCCGCGGCGAGCGTGGCCAATTCGTGTCCGCGGGTACGACAAAGAAATTCTTCCGTGGAAACATGCACTACCCGGCCCGTCCGTTCATGAAGCCGGCGTTGTTGGCCGAACTTCCTAAATTCGCCCCGCTCTTTGCCGAGCGGGGCCTAACCGCGGGGTGATTGTGGCGACGTTCAAGGACAGTAGCGGCCGCGACTGGTCGCTCTCGATATCGGTCGGGTCGATCGACGAGGTTAAGGCCGAAGCCGGCGTTGACCTGCACCGGATTCGGACCGACGAGAAGTTCGCCGGCGAGTTGATGTTCCTGGATCCGGGCGCACTCGTCCGGATCCTCTGGGTGCTGTGCAAGGACCAGGCGGCGGAACGTGCGATCCAGCCGGAGAAGTTCGCCTACCTGTTCGACGGCCCGACTCAAGAGGCGGCAACGGAAGCCCTTCTGTACGGCCTCGCTGGTTTTACCCCACGCTCGAAGGTGAGCCAGGCGATTCGGGCGGGGCTGAAGGAGAGCCTGGAAAAGATGGACGAGTTGATGGTGGCGAAGGTGAATCAGTTGATCTCCAGCAATGGTGCTGGGAACTCGCCGGAGCAATCGGCGTAGACCCGCGGCCGCTGACACTTCGGAAGTTGTTGTGGATGCGGGCGGGCAAGTACGAGTCGGACGTGACCGGCGTGGCGGCGGCGATCGGTGCGGCCCTGTCAGGCAAGATCGAACAGATAATTGACGCGAATCCGTACCGGCGAATGAAGCCGCCGCCGAAGCAGACGCCGGAGCAGGCGAAGACAGAGAGCCGGCGGGCGTTCGCCATGATGCGACGGTGCCTGAAGGACCACACGGCGAAGATGACCAGGGGAAAACGGAATGGCACTAAACGCTAGCGGAGGAGGCAGCGCGGGAGCCATCCGGGCCGGCGGCGCGTTCGTCGAGGTGTGGGTCAAGAACAACGTCTCCGCCGGGCTGGACAGGGTGGCGGCGAAGTTGCGGGCGTTCTCCAAGATGACGACCAAGATCGGCGGCATCACGGCGGCGGCCGGTGGCGCTCTGCTCGCGCCGCTCGCCGCGCTCTTCAAGGGCGGCCTCGACATGGCCGGCCAGATGCAGGACCTCCAGGACCAATTTGGTTTGACTGCCGAGGCGGTATCGAAGCTCGGCTTCGTCGCCGAAGTGGCGGGCGCCGGGCTGGATGAGTTGGAAGTAATCCTGAAGGGGCTGGCCAAGACGAACACGACGGGCAAGCCGTTGGACGAGGCGGCCCTTGACCTGGCGGATGCCCTTCTGAAGATCGAAGACCCGTCCGAGCGGGCCCGCGTGGCCATGGAGTTGCTGGGTAAGGGCGGGCTGAAGTTCCTTCGGGTCGCCGGCGACATGCGACGGCTGTTCGGCGAAGCACCGATCACCGACCAGGCAACGCTCGACGCCTCCGACGCCTTCGGACAATCGCTGAACAAGATCTTTATCTTCGCCAAGGCATCGCTACTCCCCTTCGCCCGTTACGCGGCGATGGCGGCGGAGTCGATCGCGAACTTCACCCGCGAGAACGCCCACCTGCTGAAACTGATTGTCCCCGTCGGGGTCGGGCTGGTTGGTATCGGTGCGGCTCTCGTTGCATTAGGCACGGCCGCGTTCGGCGTGTCTGTCGCATTGTCCGGCTTGTCGATGGGTGCGGCGATAGCGGCCAAGGCCATGGTCCTGTTCTGGACCGCCGCCACCGGACCGGTCGGCTTGTTCGTCATTGGCATGACGGCGGCCGCGGCGGCCCTGGTTTACTTCGGCGGCCTGGGAAAACAAACGCTGGCCGGCCTTGCCGAAGGCTGGGCCGGCGCGTTTGCGTCGATGGGCGAAACGGCGACCTCGACTTTTGAGGGCGTTGTTACCGCACTTCAGTCCGGCGAGTTGGCCCTGGCCGGCAAGATCGCACTGGCCGGGCTGTCGCTCGCCTGGGAGCAGTTCTGGGCACAATTGAAGTTCACCTGGGCGAAGTTCAGGGGCGAGTTCACCGGCGGCTGGGGCGACGTGGGCGATTCGATTTCGCTGGTGTGGAACAACGTCTTTAGCGGAATGAAACTGATCTTCTCCGACTTCACGGCGTTTCTACGGCGTCAGTTCTCGGCCGTGGCCCATTTCATCGCCGACATAATGAAGGGCCTTCTTGACCTGATCGACCGGCCGCTCCGTGCCGCCGAGGCCGCGGCGTCTCACTTCGGCGATGCGAAGATTGCGAAGACGTTGCGGGCGGGCATTGCGACCGCCCGTGCCGGCCTCGACTTTGCCGCTGGCCAGACACCGGCGGAAATTAACGCCGAGCGGGACAAGCACAACCAAGGCATCTTGGATCAGAACCGGGCGAGGGAGCAGGAGATCATCGACCGCGGCAAGCGGGCGGCGGGTGCGGCCCCGCAACTCGACAAGTCGGGCATCAATGCCGCGGCTACCCTGCTCAGCGAACTGCTGGCGGAAGCGGCTAGGAACTTATCGAAAAAAGAAAAGAAGGAAGAGAAGAAACCCGGAGCGTCCGTCGCCGCCGAGGTCGCGGCCGCATCTCGCGTGGCCTTTCTGATCGCCAAGGACGCCCGTGGCCAGTTCGGCACCGGCGACGCCGTCAACAAACAAATACTGGACACAAGCAAAAAGCAGTTGGCCGAGGCGATGGCCGCCAACGACAACCTGGCCACGATTGCCACCAACACCAAGGCCGACGTGATCGGGCTCACGGTCGTTTAAGGAGGCCACTGAATGTCCGTGACCGTCGTTGAGCTGAAGACCTCCCGCGAGCTTTCGGGCAATCGTACGTTCATGTTCAAATTTCTGGCCTGGGGGTCGGAGACGATCGACGACATTGCGGACGCGGTGTATGCGTTCAGCCTGACTAATTACGGCTTCTGGATTCGGCAGTGGAACGATAAGACCATGACGCCGTTGGGCGGCGGGTTCTGGTCGGTCCAAGTTCCTTACGGCGTCGGCGACTATCCGCTGATCGCCGCGCCGGGCACGCCACCGGGACCGGGCGGCACGCCGGCCGCGCCGCCGTTCGCACCGGCCGCGGACGACGCGCTCGGCCGAAGCTGGCGATTTGAATTCAGTTCGGGCACGGTTCACATTCACTCCAGTAAGCAAGTCGTGTCCGCGCAGAAGATGGACGGCTCCAACGTTCTCGACATCGCGTCCAACCCCGTCGCGGACGGTGAAGGCGGGCAGCCCATCGGCGCGGACGGCGACGGCAAGGTCCAGGGCGTCGACATTGCTGTGGGTACACAGCGGTGGACCTACACCACGAAACTGCAAGTGATGACGTTCGGATATATGGACATCATCGAATCACTCCAGCACAAAGTCAACAGTGTAACGTTTCTCAACCGCGCCGTTGGGGAGGTTCTTTTCGTCGGCGGCGACGTCGTGGCCAGCGAGGCGGACGGGTTCACCGGGACGTTTACTTTCGACGTTGCCCGCAACCGCAGCGTGGCGGGCGGCAACCCGATTAAACTCTTCAACCCGTATTCGGGCGAAGAACTCACCATCACGGAAAAGCGGGGGTGGGATCTTCTGGACGTCCGCAACGTCTCGGCCTCACTGAACGGCAAGGCGCGGGAGGTTATCAGCGAAGCGTGGATCCATCAGGTCTACGACTATGACGACCTGAATGTTTTGGGGCTGTTCATATGACACGCCTTTCCCCCGGCGACAAGTTTCAATTCAGCGCGACGTTCATCAATGCGCTCCAGGAGATGGTGCTGGCCTACAAGGACGGCCGGCTCGGCGTCACGGGCGGCGGCGTGCCGGCCAAGAGTACAGCGCCGGCCAATTATGTCTTGGCGTTCCGCGAGGAGTTCGAAACCGACCTGGGCGAATTCTGCCCGGTCATTCTGCGGCAGACCGACAACGCCGACCCGGTGCCGGGCATCGACCCGACCGACAATACGTTGGAGTATCAGCGGCGGACGGTCATCGGCGCCTACACGCCGGTGATGGGCGACGAAGGCGAGGCCATCGGCATTACGCTCGAGCCGATCGCGGCGAACTCCATCGGCAAGGTGGCGGTGGCGGGCGTGGTGTTGGCCACCGTCGACGTCACGGACAACGGCCACGAGTTCGCCACGCTGACCGATTCGGAGACCGTGCTGGCGTCGGCGACGACCGGGCCGGCCCGTATCCTTTGGCGGGAAACGAACACGACCGGCGAGCAGTTGTGCTGGATCCTTCTCGGCACCGGGGCAGCCGGAGCCGCCGGTCCGCCGGGATCGTCGGCTCCGACAGTCTATCCGCACACCAATCTGGGCGGGTCGCCCAACACGTTCACCGTCCGGCAGGTACACCGGAATGGGTCGGGTTCGCTGGTCGACGACACCGGCCCGGTCGAATATACGGCGTACGAAGCCCAGGGCCGGGCGGTCCGCCTCGACACGGCCGGAACGCCGACACAGGAGCTTCCGCTCTTCCTTGACTCCGACGGAAAATACTGGTTCGCAATCGATCAATTCGCCGACGGTGATGCGGGCCAAGCCCTCGCCGGCCTGGTCTCGACCGCACCGCAGGCATTCGAAGGGGAAAAGCGGTTTCGACAGAACGCAATCGCGAACTCGGCTCGAGCTATGCCGACGAGCCCGACGCCGACGCCCGCACTCCGGTCAATGACGAACACCGGCGGGTCCGCCGATTACGCCCTGACCGTCTACGCCCAGAGTGAAGGCACGCCGTTCGTTTCCGGGGCCGCTGTCGGTGCCGAGGATGCCGGCGACTTCACCGGCAATTATCCGCTCGTGGTGGACGGGTGGGTTTACACGTACCAGGTGCTCGCCTTCTCCGATACGACCGGACTGAATGCCGGCGCGATCTCCGTCGGGCGGGTCGACACGGGGATAACGACTCTCGGCGCGGTTATGGGTTCCGTGACCGTTTCGTTTAATGGAAACGGTGACGCCTTCGCCTACCGTCGGCACGCGGTCGACGGCTCGGGCGGATCGCTCCGGTTCATTATCAATTCGCAAACCGCAACCGGCGTCTATGGGGCCCAATACGGATTCAACACTGCCGGCGGCATTGAGAAATTAGGGATCTACCAGACCGGCCTGGTCGTCCCCGACGCGACCACGCCCGGCGGTTATTACGAAATCGAAGTCGGGGCCGGCCTGTGGGTCGGACTTAATCGCGTGACGCCGGGCGCCGGCGGCGGGGCAGGCGGCGGTGGCACCCCGCTCTCGCCTCCGATCCCGCCCGGCGGCGGCGGCGGCGTTGTTCTTCTTCCGCCTCCTCCGCCCGGCGGCGGGAGCACCGTGCCAGGCGATGGCGGCGAGGGCGGTATCGGCGGACCAACCGAAGGGGGAGGGGACGGCTA